TTGACACCCAAGGAACCACTGATCCTTACTATACTGGCTTAGGATCTCGTTATTTATTGGTTTATCAATCATGACTTTTGCAGTCCGTCAGATTAATTTGACATTTTCAAGCGCAGATTCTGAGCCTTTGGTTCTTGAGGGTTTGCGTTGCTCTGCCGTCATTACTAATCCGGGTGGCAATAACGCTTTTGGACAGCTTCAACTGCAGGTCTATGGAATGACCTTAGATCAAATGAACCAGTATTCAAGCACTGGTTCAAACATGGTGGCAGTTCAAAATCAAGCCGTAACCGTTTCTGCTGGAAACCAAGGCGGTACTTTAAATCAGGTATTTTCAGGAACTTTGATTTCCAGCTTTATTGATCTATCAAATCTTCCCGAGGTAAGTTTTGTATGCGCTGCAGTGGCTGGCTATTACAACAAAGCAGCTCCGTCAGCTCCAAATACCTATCAAGGGGCGCAAAACGCTGAAGATATTATTGCTTCATTAACTAATTTATTGGGCTCGGATTGGACTTTTAACAATCCTAAAGGTGCTCATGCTGTTATTCAAAATCAATACTTATCAGGATCATTGATAGATCAAATTCAAACCGTTGCAAGAGCTGCGTCTTTGCCTTTGATTATTGAAAACAACTCTGTCACTATTTTCCCCAATGGCGGTACAAGAGACGATATTGTGGTCGAATTAAGTCCTGAAACCGGATTAATTGGCTATCCTTATTATTGGGAAGCTGGATTTACTGTTAGATCTGAATTCAATCCAATTATTGCTATTGGTAGGTCAATCAACCTGACTTCAGGCTTACCAAAAGCAAACGGACAATTCCCAGTTCAATATGCGACCCATGAATTAAGTACGTTGACCCCTGACGGTCCTTGGTTTACAACCTCTAAATTAAGCCCTGCGATCAATGTCCCAGTCAACTAATCAACCTATTCAGACTAACCACGTTCCCGCAGATAATGCTTCGGACGTAGGACGGATGGACTTTATTGTCCGGTCTGCTTTATCGGGTCTTAGAACTGCAATTCCAGTAAAAGTTGTTGCCGTTACAAATAACGGTGGAGTTTCGGCTATTGGTCATGTTGACGTTCAGCCCTTAGTCAGCGCAGTTGACGGTAATGGTCAAGCTTGGGCGCATGGAATTATTCACAATGTCCCATATATGCGAATTCAAGGTGGATCGAATGGCGTAATTCTTGATCCAGTTGTCGGTGACATTGGCATAGGTACGGTTTGCGATAGAGACATTTCAACGGTAAAAGCTACTGGAGCAGTTGCTGCTCCCGGATCTAATCGTAAAAATGATATGTCTGATATGGTTTATTTGATGACCATTATTGGACAAGCACCTAGTCAATACATACAATTTAATAGCTCAGGAATTACCATACTTTCTCCCACCAAGGTTACAATAAACGCACCTAATGTGGAAATTGACGCTTCGTCTGCTTGCACAATAAACGCTCCAAATATTGTCTTAAATGGTGCGGTACAACAAGGCAGTGGATCGTATTCAGGAAATGCTACATTCGGTGGCTCAATGACTGTAACGGGTGACGTTACGGCTGCGGGTACAAGTTTGCATACTCATAAACATGGTGGCGTACAAACAGGTGGCGGTCAAACAGGAACTCCAGTGTGAATCAGGATCTATTAAAAAATACCTTTGAATATCGTGAAGGAGAGCTTTATTGGAAAATAAAGCCTTCAGTTCGTACAAATATTGGCGATATGGCTGGATCTTCAAAAGGAATCTATAAAAAGGTTCAAGTTTTTGGCAAAACCTATCAAATTCATAGACTTATTTTTATGATGTTTAATGGGTTTTTTCCAAAAAATGTAGATCATATTGATGGTAATAAGCTAAATAATAGAATTGAAAATTTAAGAGCAGCCACGACTTCTCAAAATATGTGCAATGTCAAAATTCCATCATCAAATACTTCAGGTATTAAAGGTGTTAGCTGGCATAAACAAAGAAAATCATGGCAAGTTCAGCTTCGTGTCTCAGGAAAGTCTACTTACTTTGGATTGTTTAAAGATATAGAATTGGCAGAATTGGTTATTTTAGAGGCTAGAAACAAATTTCATGGTAAGTTTGCGAGAACAGTATGACGATAATTCACAATACCTTACTGCTAGATCAAACTGCTTGGGACTTGGTTCTCGATGTCAATGGAAATATTGCATTAGCTGGCGCACCTTACGCAATAGCGCAAGACGTTGCTTCAGCGACTCGTACATTTTTAGGAGAATGCTGGTACGACACTACTCAGGGAATACCCTATTGGCAACAAATTCTTGGGGAATTTCCTCCTTTGCAGTACGTTGCTGAGCAACTTCAGGATGCAGCTTTAACAGTGCCTGACGTGGCTGCAGCGCAAGCAACCTTTACGTCCTTCCAAAATCGTTCTTTGGCTGGACAAATTCAAATTATAGATACGGATGGAGTCACAAATAACGTGGCTTTTGGTGGCTAAAATGAATGATTTAAAACTTTTAAGCCAAGCTCAAGAAAATTTTTTTTATAAAAATGGAAATTTGCATTGGGCTAAAAAAACTGCTGAAAGAGTCAAAATTGGCGACATTGCAGGAACCATGACAACTAATGGGTACATTAGAGTTATTTTGGGTGGAAAGCTTTATAGGGCTCACAGGATTATTTTTTTAATGCACTATGGATATTTGCCTAAATTAATAGATCATGTTGATGGAAACCCGTCAAACAATCTTATAGAAAATTTAAGAGAAGCTACTGATAGTCAAAATCAACATAATCGAAAAATAAACATTAATAATGTTTCCAAAACAAAAGGTATATCTTGGGAAAAATCAACAAAAAAATGGAGAGTTGATTTGGGCGTTAACGGCAAAAGAAAACATTTTGGAAGATTTTTTGACCTAGAATTGGCTGAATTGGTGGCAATAGAGGCAAGAAATAAATACCATAAACAATTCGCAAGGATTCAATAAAAATGAGCACTAACGTACCGTCAATTACATGGACCAATGGCGCACCTGTCCTGCCAGCAGAATCAGCAATTCTTGCTGGAGTTCAGGCAGACATTAATGCAGCTTTTGGAGGAGGCGTAAACCCCGGTCTTACGACTCCGCAGGGTCAATTAGCTCAAACCGAAACTGCCATTATTGGCGATAAAAACAATCAAATTGCTTATATTGCTAACCAAGTAAACCCAGCGTTTGCTTCAGGTATTTGGCAAGATGCTATTGGTTATATTTATTTTATGAGCCGAATTCAAGCTTCGGGAACCGTAGTAAATGCCACTTGCGTAGGCGCAGTTGGTACGGTTATTCCTTTAGGCTCTATTGCTCAAGACTCTAGCGGATACCTTTATGCCTCTACTGCAGCAGCCACAATTCCTTCCAGTGGCAGCGTAACCGTTCAATTTCAAAATCAAACTACTGGACCGATTGCTTGTCCTATTGGATCTCTTAATAAGATATATACAGCCGTTGCTGGCTGGAATACTGTATCCAATCCTGCTGCTGGCGCACTTGGAAACAACGTAGAGTCTAGGGCAGCCTTTGAATTGCGTAGACAAGCAAGTGTGGCAGTAAATGCCGTTAACTCTATTCAATCTATTCAAGCAGCCGTTTTAGCCGTTCCTAACGTATTGCAAGCCGTTGTTGTAGATAATTCAACGAATGCAACCGTAAACTATGGCAGCACTAGCTATCCATTGGCAGCGCATTCTATTTGCGTCAGCGTGGCTGGCGGTACGTCTTCAGCGATTGCCACTGCTATTTGGAATAAAAAACCACCGGGCTGCGGATACAACGGTAATACAACCGTTACCATTTATGACACCACTTATGCAACCCCAATTCCTTATACAGTCACTTATTTGACTCCAACGTCAACGGCAGCATACTTTACGGTCAACATTCAAAATAACCCATTGTTGCCTTCAAATATTGTCTCGCTTGTTCAAAATGCTGTTTTGGCATCATTTAACGGTCAAGACGGAGGAACTGCGGTCACTATCAACTCGACAACCTACTCAGGTCGCTATTATGCAAACATCAATGCTATTAGCTCTGCGGTGAATGTGATTGAAGTTTATTTGGGTACTTCTGCAAGCCCAAGTACCTTATCGATTGCATTCGGCATAGATCAGTTGCCAACCCTTTCAGCTTCTAATATTGCGGTGGTATTGGTTTAATCATGCAAAATTGGGATCAAACTCTTTTAAGTCAATATTGTGATTCGCCAACGATTGACGGTCTGCTTAATTCTTACAATAGCGCAGTTGATCCTGCTACTGATATTGCTAATTTTTATGTAAATATTTGGGATGTCTATACTGCCGTTGGCACTGGTTTAGATATTTGGGGTGCGATTGTTAACGTTTCTCGTTATCTTCAAATCCCCGGCTCTCCTAATTATTTAGGTTTTGAGGAAGCCTATCTTTCAGGATATGCAACCACAGGTCCACAACCTTTTGGTCAGGCTCCTTTTTATACTTCAGTTGCCTCTACAACAACCTATTATTTGTCGGATGACGTTTATAGACAGTTGATTTTGATTAAAGCTGCGGTCAATATCGGCAATCTATCGGTTCCTCAAATTAATCAGTTGCTTCAAAAATTCTTTGGGCAATCTATTTCAGGAAGTCCTTATGGTGTAGCGTATGTTATTGATACACTTAATCAAGGATTTACCTATCATTTCAATTTTGTACCAAATGCCTTGCAGCTTGCTATTGTTCAAAATTCAGGAGTTTTTCCTAGACCTGCAGGTGTTGCCGTAACCGTCACTTATTAATAGGATCAAATATGCAAAGTACCAATATCCCAACAAAGATTCCCGTTCCGTTTGCAAATTCTGCCAGCTCAACTTATAAAAATACCATTCCGACAGCTTCTCAAATTGGTATTACAAACGGTAAAGCTTCTTTAACGGATGGATTCCCACCCCTTACATTTCAAGCTATTAGTTCGGGTGGAGTCCCTCCTTTTGGAGCAGACTTTAACGGCATTCTGTATGAAATAACATCCATTACTCAGTGGCAACAAGCGGGTGGATTTTTCCCTTACGATTCCTATTTTTCTTCAACTATTGGAGGTTATCCAAAAGGGGCAATAGTTTTATCTTCTAGTTTGGGTGGATTGTGGCTAAACTTTATTGAAAATAATGCTAGCAATCCTGATACCGGTGGTACTGGATGGACACCTTTAGCATTTTTCCCCGGTCAACAACCAATAACCATTTCAAGCACTACAACAACGCTTACTTCATTACAAACTGCTTACCCAATTTTGTTTTTGACAGGAACATTAACGGCAAATAGCACAATTTATGTTCCTCAATTAGCTAGAGAATGGATTGTTGTTAATCAAACAAATGGTTCATATACTTTAACAATGGCAATTTCGGGAGGTCTTGGAGTTACTCTTACTCAAGGACAAAACACTTTTGTTTATACAGACGGTTCAAGTGGTGTTTATTTTGCAGACTCAGCAAAAGTGGCAAGTTTTAATGGACGTGTAGGAACCGTTAGCTTAAATGCAACTGATGTCACTTCTGCTCTTGGTTATACTCCTTATAACTCAAGCAATCCAGCGGGATATTTGTCTTCTGCAGTAACTACATTTAATACAAGAAGCGGAGCAGTAACGTTAACAGGCTTAGACGTTACCAATGCGTTGACTTTTACCCCTTATAATTCAAGCAATCCATCGGGATACATTACTGTTCCAACTGGTTTAGGCTGGAATGGCACTTCTTATCATGACTTTACAAGTTCAAAAACTGTAGGTACGACCTATACAAATAGTTATGGTTATCCTATTTTTCTTGAAATTAGTACCAATGCTGGAGGTGGTGGAGCAACAAGTATTAATGTAAATGGATCTCAAATTGCATATATGAATAGTGTTAGCGCACCTCCTTATGGAGCTTATGTTTGTGCAATTATTCCAACTGGAACCACCTATTCTGTTTCGAGTAACGGATATATTACTCAGTGGACTGAAATTTATTAAGGAAAATTATGAATCACTATATAACACCTGACAATCAAATTTATGGTTTTGACGATGATCAAAAATCGCTTATTCCAGTAGATGCTATTGAAATTCCATCTATTTATACTTTTGCACAGTATCCATTTTTGTCAGTTGTAAAAGGAGAAATTAAGTTTGATTCTTCTGCATATAACATTGCAAACAAAGCTCAAACAATCGCTCTTTATGAAAATGCTGCTCAAACTAATCTTGATTCTGTAGCAAAATCTTGGGGATATGATTCTTTAGTTTCTGCTGTTTCTTATATAAATTCAACAAATCCACAATTTAAAGCTGACGCAGAAGCATTGATTGAATGGCGTGACAGTTATTGGATGGAGGCTTATACTATTAAAGCAGGAAACTTGCCATCAACTGCTGACGCTTTTGTTGCCATGCTCCCTGTAGCCCCAACTAAACCCGTTGTTTAAAAAGGAAAAACCATGAGCATTAATTTGACCCTAGAAGTTCAAGAAGTAGAAGCTGTTGTTGCTGGCTTGCGTAAGCTGCCAATGGAGCTAATTGAAGAATTGGTCAATAAGATCAAAATTCAAGCTATCCCTCAAATTCAAGAACAAGCCCTTGCTGCTCAAGCTGCTGCTGCTCCTGCAGAAGTTCCCGCAGATCCGGCTCCAGTAGATCCAGCCCCGGCTGCCTAACATAAGGAAAAATCATGTTTTCAATCAAGCAATTCCTCATTAATGCGTCTTCAGAAGTTCGTCAAGAGATCCGTAAATTGATTGACGAAATTGAAGCCAGTATTCCTGCAGAAGTTCCTGTTGTAGAAGAAGCTGAAGCCCCAGTAAAAACAAAGGCTAAAGCTGCTGAAGCAGAAGCCGAAACACCTGCTGCGGAGTAAGAAGCATGGA